CGGGCTGCCCGAGAGCTGGGACGTCCGCTCGGTCGACGAGCTCCAGGTCGACAGCAAGGGCAACTACACCATCACCCCGCGCCGCGAGCTCACCCAGGGCGGCGCCAACGGCGGCTTCGGCGGCGGCGGCAAGAAGGGCGGCATCCCGCTGCCCAAGAACGCCTTCGTCGGCCGCATCTGGCGCGCTCACCCGCGCTTCTCGGAGGAGGCCGACTCGTCGCTCCGCGGCCTGCTCGACCTCTGCGCCGAGCTGCTGCTCCTGAACCGCACCTTCCGCGCCACCGCGCGCTCGCGCCTCAACGCCGGCGCCCTCTACCTGCCGGACGGCCTCTCGGTCGCGGCCAACCCCGACCCGGCCTACCCGTACGACGACGAGGACGGCATCTACGCCGGTCCGACGCCCGAGGAGCTGCAGGACGAGTTCGAGGACCAGCTCATCGACGCCATGACCACCCCGATCCGCGACGAGGACTCGGCCTCGGCCGTCGTCCCGCTCATCATCCGCGGCCCCGCGGAGCTCGGCGACAAGATCAAGCAGTTCAAGTTCGAGCGCTCGTTCGACCCGGCCCTCGCCCAGCGCGCGGACCGCGTCCTGGAGCGCATCATGCAGGGCCTCGACGTCCCGAAGGACATCGTCTCGGGCATGGCCAACGTCAAGTACTCGAACGCTCTCCAGATCGACGAGTCGCTCTACAAGGCGCACATCGAGCCGCTCATGCTGCTGCTCGCCGACGCCATCACCGTCGTCTACCTCCGTCCGTACCTGCTCGCCAACGGCTTCACCCAGTCCGAGGTCGACCGCGTCGTGGCCTGGTACGACCCGAGTGCCGTCGCCACCCGCAACGACCGCGCCATGGACGCCGACTCCGGCTTCGACCGCATGGCGGTCAGCTACGACACCTGGCGCCGCGCCCACGGCTTCGCCGAGGCGGACGCGCCGTCCCCGACCGAGCTCGGGCTGCGCCTGCTCATCGAGAAGGGCGCCATCACGCCGGAGCTCACCGAGGCGCTGCTCACCGCGGTCGCCCCCGACATCATGGGGAAGGCCCGCGAGGCCGCCCAGGAGGCCAGCGTCGCGCCGGTCCCCGACGAGATCCAGACCCTGCTGACCGGAGGCACTCCGGCGGCACCGACCCAGTAGCAGAGGACCCACATGTACACGAAGAAGCACGGCGGACACGACCTGCCGGCCGACCTGGCCCGAGCGCTGGGCAGCACCGTCGTCCTCAGGGCGCTGGCGCAGGGCTACCACTGGAACGTGACCGGCCCCGACTTCTACCAGTACCACGAGTTCTTCGCCGAGATCTACGAGGACGCGGAGAGCGCGGTCGACCCGATGGCGGAGAACCTCCGCAAGCTCGGCTACCAGGCACCGACCACGCTGCAGGAGTTCCTGTCGCTCTCGAGCGTCACTCCCCGTGAGACCAGCACCTCGGACGGCCTCGAGCTGTCCGCCGCGCTCTACGCCGCCAACAACGTCGTCCTCGAGGACCTCCGACGCGCCTTCGACAGCGCCGACGCCTGCAACGAGCAGGGCGTCGCCGACTTCCTGGCCGGCCGCGTCGACGCGCACGACAAGTGGCGCTGGCAGCTGGGCGCCACGATCGGCGCCGACCCGGCCAGCGAGCGCGACGTGACCGTGACGGTCGACGTCCCGCTGTTCGAGGACCAGACCGCCTACCCGGCCTTCGACGGACCCGAACAGGCCATCGGCTTCCTGGCCAGCGCCCACTCCGTCTCACCGATCTCGCTCCGCGCCGCCTGGCGCCGGGCGGTACAGAGCAACGAGGACTCACCGTTCGACCGCGCCCGGGAGCTGGCCGTACGCAAGTACGACAGCCGCGACGCAGACCTACTACCACTGAAGCAGGAAGGCCGCTAGGCTCAACATGTCACACTACCAGCGTCTGATCAACTCACTCATCGCAGCCGGAGACCGTCCCGCCGCCCCGTCCAACCGCGCGGCCCGTCCGCCGGTCGAGTCGCTCCGTCAGGCGGTCGCCTCGATGGTCGACGAGGCCAACGCCGCCGTCGCCGCGCCCCGCCGCGTCTCGCTGCAGTCGGCCTACGTGGTCGCCGAGCGCACCCTGGCCGCCACCGCCGGTCGTCCGACCGACCAGCGCGCCTTCGCCGCCATCCGCGCCGTCAACCGCTTCCTGAGCCTCGCCGCCCACGGCGCCGCGCTCGACGAGACCCCCGCGCACACCGACCTGCTCGCCGTCGCGCACCCGGACTCGACCGCCCACCACGCCATGACCGCCTCGGCGCTCTACCGCGCCCGCGCCCAGTGGTTCGCCGCCGACCCGCGCCTCGACTCGGACGCCGCCGCCATCGTCGCGTCGGCCTACTCCGCGCCGCACGGCTCGGTCGAGCGCACCCACGGTCTGGCCCGCCTGGCCGCCCACGTCACCCCGGTCCCCGCCGAGCTGGTCCTGGACGCCATGAACCCGATCGTCGCCGGCCTCCTCTCGTTCGGCGGCAACTCGTCCGCCGCCAAGTCGGCCCGCGCCCGCGCGCAGCGCCGCGACGGCAACGGACGCTTCGCCTACCAGGGCGGACTGTTCAAGTTCCTCGGCATCGACTCGGCCGGACGCGTCACGTCCAGCCTCGCCCGCGTGGTCGCCGAGCCGGCCGACCGCCCCGTCTTCGAGATCGAGGTCGAGAACGACGGCGACATCCCGGGCCTCAAGAAGGGCATCTACCCGGTCGACCAGAAGAAGGCCTACGCCGTCCGCGCCCGCCTGGCCGAGACCCCGGAGCAGACCAAGGCCCGCCTCGCGGGCAAGACCCCGACCGCCAAGCAGGCCAAGAACGCCGTCGACCTGAACGACCTGTCCAAGCAGCGCCAGGAGGCGCCGACCGGCTGGACGCTGGACGAGGCCCAGAGCGGCGCCACCGTCCGCACCTTCACCTCGGACGACGGCTACACCGTGGTCGCCGACTCGAGCAAGGACGGACAGACCGTCTACACCCTCAAGCGCACCCCGGACGCCGCGAGCGGCCTCGCGGGCAAGGACGTCGGCACCGGCAGCAGCTGGTACGACGTGCAGAGCATGGCCCTGAAGGACCAGGACGCCTACGACAAGGAGCTGACCGCCGCCAAGGGCAAGAAGCCGTCGACCAAGCCGGCCGCCGTCGCCAAGGCGAAGCCGGTCAAGGGCATGTCGAAGAAGGACATCCGCTCGGAGGTCCAGGACGCGCTCGACGACACCGGCGAGGTGGCCAGCGCGCTCGACGAGGACACCGACATCTCGCAGGAGACCCAGGACGCGGTCACCGCCTACCTGGACGTCATGGGCGAGATCGAGGGCGACGTGGACATGGGCAACGACCCGCTGTCCAGCAGCGCCCCGCTGAAGAAGGTCCGCGACGCGCTGCAGAACATGCGCGACGCCCTGGCCAAGGACAAGAAGTTCAAGGACCTCAGCCCGGAGCGCGTGGCCGGCAACCTGGAGGGACTGGACGAGGAGCTGGCCAGCGTCGACGAGTCGATCGCCAAGATCGACGGTCCGAGTGCCGTCGCCAAGCCGGCCGCCGTCAAGGCGAAGCCGGCCAAGGGCAAGAAGGTAGGTCTCACCAAGCTGAAGACCGGCGACGTGGTGCGCAACGAGAAGACCGGCGAGCTCCGCGAGGTCGCCAAAATGACCACGTACCCGGACAACAAGTACAGTCTGCAGTTCGACAACAACACCATCGTCTCGTACTGGCCGGAGAAGGGCGAAGAGGAACCGAAGTTTGAGCTCATGCCCGAGGGCACCGAGCCGACCGTGCCGACCGACCCGGAGAGCGCTCTGCAGGTCAAGATGTACAACAACCGCAAGGGCGGCGAGGCCGCCAACGCGGCGCAGCGCGCCGCCGAGCTCGAGCAGTCGAAGAAGGACTACCCGGAGCTCACCCCCACCGGCGAGAAGAACGGCTACCCCACCTACGCCGGCCCGCGTCCGGGCACCGAGTGGTCCAGCGACAGCGGCCTGAGCTGGGACCTACGCGACCAGGACGGAAACGTCATAGCGAACGTCCACGCCAGCAGCCACGTGGGCAAGGAGATCATCAAGCTCGGGCACAGCATCTACAACCCGACCGACGCGAACGTCATGCCGAACTACGAGCTCATGAACGAGGGCGGCGTCGGCATGTACGACGGACTCTCCAGCACCCTCTCGGAGGCGATCACCCGCGTCAACAACGCGATGACCGGCAAGACCAAGAAGCCGCTGAGCCCGAAGCTCCAGGAGCCGGCCACCGAGGCGCAGACCGCCTTCATCCAGAAGATGCTCGACGCGCCGGAGACCCCGGACGACGTCAAGACCTCGATCGCCGAGGCGCTAGCCAAGGGCGGTCTCACCAAGGGCGAGGCCGGCGGCTACATCGCACGACTCAAGGAGTTCCAGGTCTCGACCGGTCCCAAGACCAAGGCCAGCGCCCCGACCGAGAAGCAGCTCGCCTCGATCCGCCGCGACGTCTTCGCCAAGGGTCTGCCGAAGGAGGAGGCCGACGCGATCCTCGCGGAGCTCGACTCACCTAAGTTCAACAAGAAGCGCGCGTCGGAGATCATCTCCGACCTCAAGTCGCGCCCCGACGTCACCCCCGAGACCATCGACGCGGCCCGGAGACTCAAGAACAAGAACGTCGCCGCCTTCTACGAGGACGTGGACGACCTGCTCCGCGACGTGAAGGCGACGCTGGACTCGGGCGCCAAGCTGTCGGTCCGCGACAGCGACTCGCTGACCGAGCTGCTGAACACGCTACCAGACATCGCCGAGACGCTGGAGCTAGCCGAGAGGGCCGCCGACGACGGCGACTTCGCGGAGGCCGACAGACTGGTCTCGGGCGCGCTGTCCACCCTGGAGAGCGCCGCGCCGGAGTACGAGATGGACTCGTCACGCCAGGCGATCGTGGTCGGCAAGGACACCGACCGTCTCATCCGCCTGATGAACAAGTACGTCGACGAGGTCGACACCGCGCGTGCTTCGACCCCCGCCGCCGACACACCGCAGCTGGCCACGTCGGAACTCTACAGCTCACTAGAAGACCTCTCAGACCTAGAGGGCGGCTGGCCCGAGTCACTGTACGAGCAGGTCGACGAGATCGAAGAGGGTGACACCAACATCCAGGCTCTCCGCGGCGAGGTCGCCGACCGCCTAGAAGCCGGAGACAGGGAGGGCGCCGCCAAGAAGCTCGCTGAGCTCGCCGACGCCTACGACTACTTTGCACGACAGGTAGAGCTCGCGCGCGAGCTGGGCGCCGACGCCTTCGACGACCCAGACTTCAAGAAAAAAGACCAGAACAAGGTCATCGCCGACTACAAAAAGGCGGCCGCGCTGGCACGTGAGCTCTCCGCCTCGGCCGGTCCGTCTAGCCCCGCCGGTGCCGCACGCGCCACCGCACCGGAGACCCCGGTCGGCACCGCCAACATCCAGGACGCCATGGCCTACGCCTTCGACGGCAAGAACGACCCACACGTGATGGCCGACGCAGTGTACAACGACAAGCGCGTCGCGCAGGTCATGGACGACCTAGGCGTTGGAATCAGCAACGTCAACCCGAGCAGCGGCGACGACGACGGCGACTAC